CAGCGGCTACGTGGCCGAAAGCGCCGAGGCGTACGCAGCCGAGCGCGGGTCGATACGTGACAAGGCAGCGGCGGCGAACTCGGGCGGCGAGAACCCGCTCAAGGCCATGCTTGAAAACATGAATGCCAACCTGGCCAAGATGACCCCGGAGCGGGCCGTGCAGGCAACGGTGACCGATGCTCGGCAGGACAACCGTCAGTTCCCGGTAACCGTCAACTCGACGGTAAACCAGACGGTCACGCAAGCCACGCAGGCGCCGGCCGCCGCCGCAAGGGCTACCAGCCAGGCCGTAGGGCAGGCGGCGGTTCCGCAAGCCGGCCGTCTGGCTGTGGACTCTGCATTCTAGGGATTTGCCATGTCCGTCATCGCCATGTCGCGGGCCATCGGGCCGGTCCCGATCTCCTGCGTCCTCACGGAAAAGCACGATAGCCAAATCGAGATATCGGAAATCCCGATCGAGACAGGGGCGAAGATCACCGACCACGCCTACGTTATGCCGAAGAAGGTGATGCTGGACATCGCCGACGCCAACGCCACGGCGACCTTCTCGGCGCTGGTCCGCTTTCAGGAAAGCCGGGTGCCGTTCACACTGGTCACTGGCCTGACTGTCTATCGCAACATGCTCATCAAGAGCATCGAGGCGGATCGGGATGCTGCTCATTCGCGCGTCTTGTCCGCCAAGGTCGAGGTGCAGGAAGCGATCATCGTGAGCACGGCGCGTGCAGCCTCAAGCGGCAGCGGTGGCAACGCGGGCGGCTCCAAAAGCACCAAGGCAGCTACACCAACCAAAGGAGGCGCGGGGGACCCGTCAACGGCGAACAGGGCTGCTGGCACGACAACCAGCGGGGATTCGTCGGCAACAGCGGCAACGCCGAAAGAGCAGTCGTTCCTCAAGCAGATGTTCGGATCATGATCACCTTCAAGATATCGACCGAGCCGGACCAGCAGTTCGCCACGATCCTGAATGACCGGCGCGTCACACTCAGGCTGCGCTACAACGTGACGACGGATCGGTGGTCGCTAGACCTGTCGATAGATGACCTCCCTGTCCTGACAGGCCGCAGGATCGTCTGCGGGGTCGATCTGCTGGATCCGTTCAGCTTCGGGATAGGCATGCTGGTCGCGGCTCCGATCAAGGCTGGGTCTGACCCGACGCGGGATGACCTGCCCAACGGCAATGTCAAGCTGTTCCACCTGATGCCCGAGGAACTGGCGGCATGAGGCAATTCCTAAGGAAAGTCAGGTTCACCGCGACTGGCGGCGGCGGTGGCATCACCGTCAATCCGGGCGGCATCGCCAAGCACGAGATGAAGATCGAATTCGACATCTCAAAGGGCATCGAAAGCAGTCAGAACACGGCCACGATCTCGATCTGGAACCTGAACGAGGGCCATCGGAACGCCGTCGGTAAGGAATGGGACGACGTGACCCTGGAGGCCGGCTACATGCCGCCAGAGGGCGGCGGCAATGTCGGCATCATCTTCAGGGGCCAGTTGCGGGACGTCGAGCACAAGCGTGACGGGGTGGACATCATCACCACGCTGACCTGCGGCGATGGCGACAAGGCATTCCGCCGCGCCACAATCTCCAAGACCTTCCCGAAGGGGACCGAGGTCAAGGAGGTGGTCGAAGAGCTCTACAAGCAGCTTGAAAAGGAAGGCGTCCGGCGCGGGGAATGGAAGTTCCCGGACGACATGCCGAAGTACAAACGCCCCTATTCGATGTGCGGCACCTGCACGCGCGAACTCGATACGGTCGGCCGGGGTCGCGGCTTCTACTGGTCGGTCCAGAACGGCGTGATGGAGGTCATCCCGTCGGATGGCTACATCGGCGGCATCGTCCTGATCACACCCGAAACCGGCATGATCGACACGCCGACCATCACCGACAATGGCGTCAAGGTGTCATGCCTGCTCAATCCGGAAATCCGTCCCAATCGCCGCGTGCGCATCGAAAGCGGCGTCCTGGAAATGAACGCCGAGGGCGGCGAATACCGCGTGAGCCAGGCGACGTTCTCGGGCGACAACCGCGACGGCGACTTCAAGGTCGCCATCCATGGCGAGGCCATCAAGGGCGGCAAGGTGGATGAAGGAAAGAAGCGCTGATGCCTGGGTATATTGGGAAGACCGTCAACAAGCGCCAGGATGTCGTTGGCCAGCAGGCGCAGTCCGAGCGCGAGGCGATGTGGGGGGAAATCGAGGGCAAGATCAAGACGTTCGACCCGAAGTCGCAGACGGCGACGATCCAGCCCCTCTACAAGCCGCGCCACAACGGCAAGGCCATCGACATGCCGGAGCTGCTGGAGGTGCCGGTGCGCTTCCCCAGGGGCGGCCACGGCGCCATGACATGGCCAATCCAGCCGGGTGACAAGGTGACGCTGCGCCCGAAGATGCGGTCTACGGAGAAATATCATGATGAGGACAACGGCGAGGCGTCAGATGCCAGGTCGTTCAACCTCTCGGACATGGAGGCGCATCTCGACGGCGGTGAGAGCCTGACCGATCCGATACCGAACTTCGACAACGCCAACGCCCACATGCGGTTTTCGCCGGATGGGGAGTATGGCATCCGCGGTTCGAAGGACGGCAAGATCAAGATCGAGGGCAATTCCGGCAATATCTATGATCTGTTGGCTACCGTTGTCGAACTGCTGTCGCAGGACCAGTTGCAGATCAATCACGGCTCGTCTTCCGGTTCCGGCCATGAGCTTCAGTTCAAGGCGCAGTATGCCGAGATCGCGGCCAAGTTGAGGGCCATGCAGCTATGACCATGGCGCGTATCGGGCTGGCCGTCGATCCGGCCACGAACGATCTGTTTCTCGCCCCGGACGGCAACCTTGCCGTTGTCTACGACGCCGAGGCTGTGGGGCAGCATGTCCGCCAGCGCCTCATGACGTTCGAGGGGGAATGGTTCCTCGACGTATTCGCGGGCGTGCCTTGGCTCGATCAGCTTCTTGGCCGCGCCTACGACAGCGCCTTGGCCGAAGCAGTCGTGAAGGCCGAAATCCTCGATACCGATGGTGTTGAGGAAATCACGTCGTTTTCCGTCCGGTTCCTGCGAGACCAGCGCAACCTCGACATCTACGGGATCGAGGTTCTGACCGAATATGATGAGGAGGTGGCGATATGACCGACTACGGCGTTGTCCCGACAGGTTTCAGCCGCAAGCCGCTGCCGGTCATTCTGAACGAATTGCAGGACGCCATGGTTGCATTGTTCGGCCCCGGCGTGATCCAGACCGCGCAATCGCCGCTGGGGCAGTTGAATGGTCTGTTCTCCGATCTGACCGGCGAGACGCTGGAGGTCGTTGAGGACACATATCAGTCGTTCGATGTCGATCAGGCCGAAGGACCGCGCCTCGACATGCTGGCCAAACTGCGGCGACTTACCCGCCATGCAGAGGAAAGCGATGTCGATTTCCGCGTCCGCATCACCAATCAGGGGCAGGCCGACATCAAGCTTACGGCCAATCTGAACAGATTGCGGGCTGTGCCGGGCGTGACGTGGGCCAGCGCGCACGAGAATTACACGTCAGAGACGGATGACCTCGACGCACCGGCCCATTCCGTCGCCTATGCGGTGGTGGGCGGCGATGACGATGATGTTGCCGAAATGGTCTATCAGCTTTCCGTCCCCGGCGTCGAACTTCACGGCAACACCGAAATCTCTGTGACAATTGAGGGCTTTTGCCGCCGGGTCAAATTCATCCGGCCCGACGACGTGCCGATCCGTGTCGAGATCGATGTCAAGCATATCCCCGATAGCTGCAATTGCGCGCCGCCGTCGATCTCCACCATTACCGATTTCGTCATTGCCGCCTTTGCCGACCAGTGCGGCTATCGCAATGGCGACACCGTGTCGAAAGACCGGGTAACCGCGGAAGTTGCGCGGATCGGCGATCTGAAGATCGTGGAAGTCCGCATTGCGCGAAACGCCGATCTCATCGTGATGGACGATATCGAGACGACGCTGTTCGAGCGCCCCGTCATCATCAACCCATACGTGCGGGTAAGGTACGTCTGAGATGGCGTGTCGAGAGATTGACGATCTGGTTGACGAGCGGATTTCGCGCGTCCTTACCCAGTATCGCGAAAGCCCGAATCTGTTGGGCGTGGCGCGCGCCTATCTTGGACAGATGGCGACCGTCGCACGTCAAGCCTGCGAGATGCTGGAGCATTTCGACATCGACACGGCCGTGGGCGATCAGTTGACCATTCTCGGCAAGGCGCTTGGCTGGCCCAGATGTCATTGCAGGGGCCAGAGACGGCCTGTGTTCGGCTTTGCTTGCGATAATGAATGCGGTCCGCCCACCATACCCATCGCCGGTTTCTGTGAGGCCGATTGGGACTGCGGCAACGGCCCCGATTATATCGAGTTCTGCTTTACCGACGACGAGCTTTATCGCGGCTTCCTGAAAGCCAGGATCGTCACCCTAACCGGTGACTATACCCGCGCCGGCATATCGGACGCGGCCATGGAAGTCTTTGGCGACGGCGCCTGCATCCTTCACGAAGGGCCGGGGACGGTTGCCATCTACGCCGGCCGCCTTTTGACCGGCATCGAGATATCGATCGCGCACCTCTATCAGCAGGTGCTCCCTGTTGCTCCGGGCATCATGCTTGAAATCTGGCACGGCAATGGGCCTGCCTTCGGTTTCGGAAGCGGCTGGGGCGGCTTTTGCGACGGCGCGTTCCCGTCTGAAATCACACTCAACTAAGCGAGGCGACCATGACCTTCGACCCTATCTGGGCCTCGGATGACGAGGCTCTGATCGATCCTCCGTCCGATGCGGAAATCCGGCTCGGCTTTAGTTGCGGGCCAGCTTCTCCGGGGCTTTTCAACTGGCTGTTTCAGTCATTGATGTCCACCATCAATGGCCTTGGCATCGAAAACATGGTGCCAAGCACCCGCCGCATCGAGACGGCCGAAGGCATCACCGGAGGCGGCGACCTGACCGCCGACCGAACGCTGCGGCTGAATATCCCCGGTCTGGAAACGGAGGGCTCCATCGCCAGTGACGATTTGATCGTCGTCTATGACACATCCCGCGCCCTGCACGTCCAGATGACGCGTGAGAACTTCGTGTCGGGCCTCGGCGGCGATGATGGGACCATTTCAGGCGGTGCGAATATCGGTACCGGCACCGGCGAACTGTACGCTTCGGTTTCCGGCTCAAATCTCCAGTTTCGCAAGCTTCTCGATGGTGGCGGAATGGTGATCGCGGTTGCCGGCAATGACGTGTCCATCGGCCTTTCCGACCGTGGCGCCGATCTCACAGCCGAATAAAGGACGCAGCCAATGACCGCATTTTCTCCAGCCTCCCATAAGCTTGTCTGCGCTACCGGCGCCAACCCCGCAAATGATCTTGCCCTCGATGCGCGCGATTACGAGCAGCGCATTCTCAACGACATGGGGCTGTTCGACGTCACGATATCGAACACAGCTCCCACTGCGGGCAATCGCTCAAAGCTCTGGTATCACAAGGATGTCCGGCAGTTTAAGCGCTACGATCCGGTGAACGGCAACTGGTTTGCGCTCGCCCCGAACCAACTGGCCCTGCACATTCTGCACCGGGCCGTGCTTGGCGCGCAGGTCGATAGCTCTCTGGAAACAGGCGACCGGTTTCTGTTCTGGGATACGTCGATCTCTGAAACGAAGGCGATCACGCGGGAAAACCTGCGTTCTGAGCTTGGCGCCGACGAAGCCAGCGACAGCGAAATCAGAACAGGTACGGCCAGCAAGTACATCTCGGCTCGGCGGGCCTATACCGCCAATGCGCCGGTGACGGTGCCTTATGCCTCCACGATCACGCTGAATTTCAACAGCGGGATCAACTTCGTCTGCACGCTGACGGGCAATCCAACGCTGGCGAGCCCGACCAATGTCAAGCCGGGGGCGTCGGGCCAGATCATCCTGAAGCATTCGAACAAGCAGCTTGCCGCTGTCGGTTCGGCATGGACATTCCCCGGCGGCCTGCCCGCGCTTTCATCCGGCAGCAATGTCGTAGATATCATTTCCTATTTTGCCGAAACGGCCAACACGCTCCGCTGCACCATGTCGAAGGGCTTTGAATAATGCTCTTTTCAACGCGTCTTTTGCAGGCCGACGCGGATGTCGGCCCTCTGTTTGGCTGGGGTCAGAACAATGGCGATCAGTTGGGCGTTCCGGGGGCCAATACTCTTCCCGTCCCTACCCAGGTCGGCACCTATCGGCGGTGGCGCAAGGTCTCGATCACCGGCAATTTTGGCCTCACGCTTGCCATTCGCGATGATGGGACGCTTTGGGGCGCTGGTCTCAATTCATTGATTGGGAACGGGGGCGGGTCGGGCCGTTCGACCGAGTTCGTGCAGATCGGGACAGATACAGGCTGGACGGACGTTTCGGCGGGTTCGGAGCAGGGTATCGGCATCCGCAATGGATCGCTCTACGCATGGGGTGACGAGGTATCGAGCACGCCGAAGAAGATCGGATCGAACACCGATTGGGACATGGTGGCGGCTGGGGCAGACGATGGTGCACTCGCCATTCGCGGCGGCTCCCTCTATTTCATTCCTGGGTATGACGGCACTCCGGCCAAGGTCGGATCATTCACTGATTGGGTCCATGTCTCTGCTGCCAACGGGCTGGTAGCCGGTGAAGTCGTTGCAATCCGCGAGGGTGGCTTGCTCTACAAGGGCGAGATAGATGACGGTGCGCCCACCATGTCGCGCGTCGGAACCGATACCGGGTGGACCGATGCGGCTTGCAATAGCAATGGTGCGTTTGCCGGTGTTCGGGGCGGGATGCTCTACACCTGGGGCAAGAACGACGACTATCAGACTGGCCAGAATACGGATAGCGGCTCAACCGATGACCCTACGCTCGCGTCGGAATTGAGCGGCTGGACCAAGGTTTCCATGGGCGAGACCCATTTCGGCTCGGCCATTCGCCGGTCCCGCCTCTACAGTTGGGGGAGAAACCAACAGTATCAAAACGGGCTTGGAGCCAGTAGCGGATTTGCCATGGTCCCCATTCAGGTCGGGATTTACGGCGGCTGGCTCGATGTTTCCTGCGGCAACTTCGCAGCCATGGGGATACGCGCATGAGCGACGGCTACACGGAGATCAACTATCTCGTCTCGACCAACGAGGATTGGCGGGACGGCTTTCTGATCGAGGAAGCCGCCGCGCCAGTTGACCTGACCGGCAGTTCATTCATCGCCCATATCCGCGAGACGGAAAACACGCTGTCGATCGTTCTGGCTGCTTCCACAGACAATGGCCTGCTCGAAATAGCCCCGGATCAGGGCGATACCGGCAGCGAGACGACCGGCGTTGTGTCGTGGAACGTCCCTGAAACCACCATGCGACTGATTGAGCCGGGTGAGTATGTCTGGGACATCGTTTGGATCGATGCCGATGGCAATCAGGACATGATTGCCGCCGGAAGCGTTGAGATCAAGCGAGGGATCACGCGCACATGACCGTCGTTTCTGTTACGCCGAAGCCTCCTTCCGGCGTTTCCGTCACCCGTTCGGGACCGTCAGGCAAGTCGGCCTATCAGATCGCGCTGGACAACGGTTTTAGCGGGACCGTGGAGGCTTGGCTCGCGTCCCTCGTTGGAGAGACGGGCGACACAGGTCCAATGCCGGATCATGATTGGGACGGCACGCAAATCCGCTTCCAGAAGTCGGACGGGACATGGGATGTTTATGTCGATCTGATTGGCCCATCCCCGGAGCATGCATGGTCTGGCACGCAGTTGCGGTTCAAGCAGCCGACCGGGACGTGGGGCAATTATGTAGACCTGAAGGGCGCGGCGGGCGATCCTGGTGTTGATGGGGATGATGGAGACGATGGATGGACACCCGTCGAGGCGACGGTTACGGATGGCGACCGCCGCGTCAAGCAGATCGTCGATTGGGTCGGCGGCACAGGAACCAAGCCGGCCACTGGCAAATACATCGGCAGCACAGGCCTCGTTGACGATATCGGGGACGCCGTTGATGTGAGGGGACCAGCCGGTGCGGATGGTGAAGGCTCCGGCGATGTCTCCGGCCCATCCAGCGCGACGGATGGGCATATCGCCCTGTTCGACGGCGCGACGGGCAAGCTGATCAAGGATGGCGGCGCTCCGTTCTCCGGCAGTTACAATGACCTTGATGACCTGCCGACATTGGGATCGGCGGCGGCGAAGGATACAACCTTTTTCGCCGCTGCCTCTCACACCCACACGCTGTCGCAAATCTCGGATGCGTCAGCGAACGGGCGCTCCCTAGTCTCGGCTGAAAACTACGCGGCGATGCGGACGCTGTTGGGGCTGGTCATCGGCACCGATGTGCAGGCCTATGACGCCGACACAGCCAAAACGGACGCCGCGCAGACATGGACGGGGGCGCAACTGTTCGGCCAGATCGGCACGTCGGTCTCGGCGCTCGGCAGCGGCTCCACAATCAACTGCTCCGCCAACAATGCGTTCTCGCGGACGATCAGCGGCAATGTCACCTTCTCGTTCTCCAACGTGCCGTCATCGCGGTCGTTCGGGGTCTCGCTGGTGCTGACCTATTCATCCGGCACCGTGACATGGCCGTCGAGCGTCAAATGGAAGGACGATACCGCCCCGACGCTCACAGCCGGCAAGACCTATGTCGTCGTGTTGCACACCATCAATGGCGGCACGACATGGCGCGGCGCGGCCATGGAATTTGCAGGCTGACACATGGATCCGATCACACAGGCGCTGATGATGGCGGCAGCGTCCAAGAGCAAGCAGCCGCGCTGGGTCATTGGCGGGGTGTCCGGTCTGCTCATGTCTTCCGACGATGCGGAGACGTGGGCCTCGCAAAGCTCACCGACGTCGGCTGACTGGCAGGCAGGCACATTCTCGCCCGCCCTTGGCAAGTTCGTGATGGTTGGTGCGACTAGCGGCGGCAACGCCCGCGCCATCTATTCGGAGGACGGTGAGAATTGGAGCACGGCAAGCGTGCCAAGCCGCCCTGGGCTTGTGGCGGTTGCGGCGGGGAGGAGCGGCACCTTCACCTTCGTTGATTCTCTGGTCGCCATCTACAACGGTTCCTCTACGCGCAACATTGTATCGACCGATGGCGAGACGTGGGCGAACGGTTCCTATGCGCTCGGAGGTCCCAATAACTGGTCAGCGGTTTGTGCAGCGAAGAATTCCGGATATCTGGCCGTTCGTGCGGCGACGGATTCAAATGCGAACGTGTATGGCGGCCAGGCAACCAACGACGCTTGGGCGGCGCAAACAGCGTCTCTTAAGGGTCTATGGTACGACATCTGCTATTCGCCAGACATAGGTCTTGCCGTTGCTGTCGGCGAAGCTGGCGTGACAAACCGGATCATGACGTCGGCCGGCACCACCGGGTCGTATGAGTCCTGGACGGCCAGAACACCGCCGAGCGGAAGCGATGGTTGGATGTCGATCTGCTGCGGCAAGGGCAGGTTCGTCGGCATGTCCTATGCCAAATCCATGGTCTCGATGGACGGGGTGACGTGGTCCGCATACTCGATGCCCAACACGGCGAGCCGGTATTGGCAGAAGGTTACTTATGGTGACGGCAAGTTCGTAGCGACTGGCCTCAACAGCAGCATCACCACGACCTATGTCGCCGTGTCCGACGATGGCCAGACATGGGATGAAGTCGCTTCGTTTTCTGGCGCCGGCGCTCCTATCGTTTATGGAGAAATCTGATGTACGCGCTCGTTAAAAATGGCTCCGTGGTCGCCTATCCATATTCGATCAGTCAGCTTCTCCGCGACAATCCGAACGTCTCGTTCCCGTCGCCGCTCACCGATGATGTTCGCGCCGAGTTCGGCGCGCTGCCGGTCGAGCCGACCGCCGTGCCGGAAGGCAAGCGATCCACCGCGGTCACGGCAGGCTATATCGAGGGCATCCTGAAAGAGGTTCACACGCTGGAAGACATGCCGCTCGAAGATCGCAAGGCCGCGAAGATCGAGGCGATCAACGCCAAGCTCAACGATGTGCTGACCGGCGGCTTCACCGTTCCCTCGGGCGACATGGCGGGCAAGGTGCTGCAAACCCGCAATCTGGAAGACCGCACCAACTGGCTGATCTCGCAGGCGAGCTATTCGGCGGCGGTCGCAGCGGGACAGGGCGCGGTTGAAGGCGCGGAGTTCCGCACCGCAGACAACTCCACCTATACGCTCTCCTTTGCCGATGGTCTCAACGTGCTGCTCGGCATGGCGGCATGGGGTGCGGCCTGCATGTCAAACAGTTGGGTGCTGAAGGATGCGGCCCGGGCGGCGGAAGATCAGGCCGCGCTCGATGCAGTGGATGTGGAAAGCGGGTGGCCCGCCTAGCCTGACATTCGCCGCGCTTTGCCATTGTCGCGGCTCCCGGTGAGAGCCGGGATTTTTATCAAGAACAAACCCGGCCACGATCCCGAAGGGATCGAAAGATCGTGGCCGGGCCTTGCCCATGCGGGAAGCCGGGCAGGCGCACCATAGGCCGCACAGGGCCGCGATAGCAATCATTGAAAGGATTATGGATATGGACCGCAATTTCCAGCGGGCGCTCTCGCTCGTCCTGAAGTCAGAAGGCTTGTGGAGCGACAATCCGGCAGACCCGGGTGGCGCGACCATGAAGGGCGTCACGCTGGCGAATTTCCGCCGCTTCGTGAAGCCGGACGCGACGAAGGCCGATCTCAGGAAAATCACCGATGAGCAGGTAGCTCAAGTCTATCGCCGTTTCTATTGGGATGCCATCTCGGGTTCTCAGCTTCCGGGCGGTATCGACTACGCCGTCTTCGACTTCGCCGTGAACAGCGGACCGGATCGTGCTGCGAAGTATCTGCAGGGCGTCGTCGGGGCCAAGCAGGACGGCAAGATAGGCCCGGCCACGCTTGCAGCCGTCAAGACCATGATGCGCGCCACGGTCATCAACGATCTGTGCGACAAGCGCATGGCCTTCCTCAAGGGTCTCAAGACGTGGAAGACGTTCGGCAAAGGCTGGACCTCTCGCGTGTCGAGCGTACGTGCCGAGGCCATGAAGCTGGCGGCGCAGCCTGACAAAGACCCTCCCGTCATTGTCGAAAAGCCCGTACCGGTGGAAACGCCCGTCGTCCCGGAGGCAGTGGAACAGAAGGTCAAGGAGAAGTCCGACCTGTGGACGAAGCTGACCGGCGGCGGCGGTATTGCCGCTCTCGGGCTCGGCGGCGTCTTCGGCATGGACTGGCAGGCCATCGTGGCGGGCGGCGTGGTGCTGCTGGTCATCATCCTCGTGCTGCTGCTTCTGCGCAGTCAGGTTGTCTCTGCCGTTCGCCAGATCAAGGCCGAGGTCGCAGAGTGATGTTCTGGATGATCTCCTCCATCCTCATCGCCATCGTCGCCGTGGTGCTGATCCACTGGCTGATCCTGTGGAACTTCACGAGGTAGGACGATGTTCGGGCTTCTGGACTGGATCAAGATCGGCGCAGGCGCGGCGCTGGGCGCGCTCATCGCCTCCGGGCCTCTCTACCTCTACGGCGTTCACAACGGCCGTCAGCAAGCGGCTGTGGCCGCGCTGGAGGCATCCGTTAAAGCCCTTCGCGAAAGGAACGATATCGATGCTGCGATCTCTACCGCTGATGCTGTCGATCTGTGCCGGGATATCGGGCTGTCAATCGACGATGCCGCAGAGTGCGTGCGACGGTTGGCACCGCCTGACGCCAAGCCTTGAGACATCGGTGGCTATCCTCAAAACGGATCGGCCGTTTGCCAACCAGGTGGCATCTCACAATCGCTTCGGCGCTTCTCGGAAATGCTGGGAATAGCAGTGCAGATAGGGCAACGGGCTGATGGCGGATGTTGAGGCGAAACCAATGGCTGCACCGACATGGAAATGGGAGTGGAACCTTAATACGCTTGTTGTCCTGCTCGGCTTCGCTAGTGGCTTTGTGGCATGGGGCTACACGCTCAGCGACATGCAGACCGGCCGGGCTGAGAACAGGCGCGATATCGAAAGCCTGACAGCCCGCGTCACCGCCAACGAAACGACTCTGCGGCGGATCGATAATCACGAACTGCGCATCACCAACATGGAGAAGGCCGCCACCGATGCGACCGCGACGATGCGCTCTCTCGAAACAACCCTGAACGGTCTTGCCTCAGACATGAAGGTGACCCGCGAAATCCTCCAGCGCATCGAGGCCTCGCAAAAAGCCAAGTATCAGCCCTAACCCAACTCTTTCAATTTCTGAAACAGTTCGCCCGCTGCCGAAAGGTGGCGGGCTTTTATTTCGTTCTGGGAGCTTTACAATTGAGCTTATGGAATTTGACGTTTTCTCGGCTCTGGTTCTAGTCATCTACCTGGTTGGGTCAGCGATCTGCGGCTGACACACGGCACTCGTTGGCTCGCCCGCTCCGGTTAGCCGGGGCGGGCTTTTTGGCGTCTCAGGCCTTGGACATCGTAAAACGCAGTGCAGCCCCAGCGACGGCGCCTCCCACTGCCCACATAATGGCGTCGTGGCTATAATACCCAGTCAGCCATTGCAAAAGGTCTCCAACCAGGCGAGCGCTGAGAGCGTAAATCCCGTAGCCCACGGCTATCCCCACAATGGCTCCCAACAGCGACGCCGCTGCCATTCTTCTTGCCAAGGTTCCCCTCCCTACATCAGTAGCCACACCAGCGCCCCGCCTATCCCGAAGCAGATCGCGAACACGAGCAGAAAGACGATGCGGTCGACCATTCTGCAGGTATACCGCACCCATGCAGACGACAGCGACATATGATTCGGCAGTGGGAACGTTCACGCTGACGAAGGGCCCTTGGTCAGGAACCTTCCCGATAGAAGACCTGCCGAATTGGCTCGATTTCTACCGACGGCAGCAACAGCGGCATCCCGATCACGCCGCAGCATATCAGGGCGATGTCGAAGCGCTGGAAGCGCTGGCGCGCCAATTGAAGGCGTCCGCCTAAGCCCGCCGTTGACTTGCAGGCAACTTGCAGGCAAAAACTGGTTTGTTCCGCTCCCGTTCGCCCGCTGTTCTCCACCTGACAACTGCGACCGTCACCGGAATCCCGCGCAAACGCGGCGTTTCAGAAACCGCCGTATACGTTGACATCGTAGGGGTCCCAAGTTCGATCCTTGGTACGCCCACCATCCGAACCCTTGGCGCCGTTGGCCCTGCGCCGCGGTGCCCATCGGCCATCCTGTCTCCTCTTTTGAACGCATTCTGTATGCGGAACTCCGCTCAGATGCGGTATTACGGATCGCGCCGCCACCGGTGGAGCTGCGTTTCTGAAACGCCAGACAGCCGTGCCGCCTCCTTGTACGGGTGCCGCGGCCATCCAGATCACGGATGCGGCGCAGCTTCGCGTCGATCTCATGGCGTTCGTGCTTGACGCGAAAGGTAGGAACGTCGTTCAGCGATCGGCTACGGCACCACCACGCCGCTGCTCTACCGCGATCCCGACGACCGCGTTAGCGAGTTACGGCTCGATCCAGACCTTGCCGCTCGCGTCAATGTGCGGCTTGAAATCGCGCACGCTGCCGCATGCGATCTCGTTTGTCGGCATCGACACTCCTTGCAACACATCACTGATGCGCTTGTGCGCCATGGAACGCTCGAAGGCTCGGACCTCTACGCCGTTTTGACCAAGGTAAAAGAAGCCATTGAACACCCCGGATCCGTCCGCCCCCAGCACTTGCGGACTGGGCGCCCCAACCCAGAATTGTGTAAACGATCACCAGCACATCGTTTGAAGCGGGAAGAACGACCGTTGAAGCGACATATCTTTTAGAAATTTTTCTACATCACGACTTTTTGGTCAAACAGCATCGACATTTGGCGATCGCCTAACACGACTGTCTGCCGAATTGACCCACCGTGGCGCTGTCGGGAAACGCGATTTCTAACATACGAGCGAGTTATGCGGGCTTTGCAATTCCGTTCTCAGGAGAAACGACGGTGACGATCCGAAACCTGCACCATGCCTTCGTCCCGCAATCGATCGCCGTCATCGGGGCATCGTGCCGGCCGGGATCGGTCGGAACGGTCGTGCTCGACAATATCCTCAAGGGCGGTTTTGCAGGCGACATCTGGGCTGTGAATTCGAAATACACTGAGCTGAATGGCCGCCCCTGCTACGCGGCCGTGAAGGATCTTCCCGCGGCGCCAGATCTTGCCGTGATCATGACACCGGCCGTCACCGTGCCCGGACTCATCGGCGATCTCGGAGCCAGGGGAACGCGCGCCGCGGTGGTCCTCTCCGCCGGCCTGACCGAACGCAATGGGTTGAGGCAGAAGATGCTTGAAGCAGCCCGGCCCTATCTCCTGCGCATCGTCGGGCCGAACTGCATCGGTCTCATGCTTCCGTACGCCAAGCTCGACGCCGGTTTCTTCCATATGGCGGCAGCCCCCGGCGACATCGCGCTTCTGTCCCAGTCGGGTGCGATCGCGGCCTCGCTGATCGACTGGGCGGCCGACAACGGAGTGGGGTTCTCGCAGATCGTCTCGCTCGGCGACATGGCCGACGTCGACGTAGCCGATTGCCTGGATCTCCTCGCTGGCGACGCCAGGACCCGCGCCATCGTTCTCTACCTCGAATCCATTCCCAATCCGAGGAAGTTCATGTCGGCGGCGCGCGCCGCCGCGCGGGCCAAACCCGTCATCGCCATCAAGCCGGGACGCCACGCCGAAGC